CCATTATGATGGAACTCCACCGCCATCATCCTCACCATATGGAGGAGGTGGTGCTACATTAGAATCGCTAATACCAGTCTTTTTTTTATCCCTAAGACTACTTGCACCAGAAGGAACTTTTTTCTTTGATTTGTTCCATTTAGCAGAGGTAGTCCTTATTATAATATCTGAAGACTTACCGCCTTTTTTCTTTTCTGCCTTTGCAACCACAGAACCTATATTTGTCTCTCCTTTAGGCATTTTTGGAACTTTTTTAACAAAGGTAGTAAGATTGTTTAAAGTTTTACTAAAAGAGCCTTTTTTACCTATTTTTTTAAATTTCATTTTTACTCCTAGTTCTTTGCTATCATTCTTAATTGTTTTTTATTTAGCCTTTTCACTATTTTATCATATCTTCTCTGAGAAATTTCTCTAGGCTTACTTAAAACTGGATTTTTATGAACACCTTTAGGTCCTTTAAATTGTAAGGTTGTATAATATTTTCCAGATTTTTCATCTTTCCAAACTTTTCTATGACTACCAAATCCGTGTTTACCTTCTCTTGTTCCAGTAACAACATCAGTACCTTTTCCTAGAACCTCTCCACCTCCGGAATAAGGATGAATATCTGAATCCGATGTTTCTACTTTATATTTATGGGTTCTCCCTTTTTTATCTGGTGTAGATTCAGCATACCTACCATACTTATTATGTATGTCGCCAGTATAACCTCTAGTTTTAATTTTATGAGTATCTCTATCTGTTGTGTATTTTTCAACAACTCTGTCTTTAGGCGAAACATACCCTCCACTAGGATCTATCACATTTCCATTTTCATCAAGAAAATTTCCATCCCTATCTGTTTTATATACTGTATCTGAGGACTCATAATATTCTTCTGGGTTATCTATCATCTTAGGGTTATCATCTGACTCTGGAAGGCTTGAATCAAAATCTGGATTTTCAATTTTACGATTCCAGTCAGCAGAAGAAACATCTTCTGTTTTTTGTTCATATTTATGCCCACTATCCATACCATAATTATCACCAACATCTTCACCCGTAATTCCTAACTCAACCATTTGTTTAGGTTTTAAAGATGCCCATTTAGAATTAAGCAGTTTTATATCAGAGGCTAGTTCTACTGGGAGTTCGTCTAAAGGAAGATTATCATAAGGATCAATTCCATATCTAGTATATAATTCATTAATAGCATCACGATATAAATCCAAATCTTGCATTTGACTAAATATATCTCTTCTAATAAATTCTCCATTGCTGGTCATACCTAAACCATCCCTACCTTGACTCTTTTCTACTGTAAACCCCATTTTTCCTCCTATTCAAAATTCATTGTAAATCCTTCCGGACTTGGTTCTGATGTTAATCTTTCATAATCTTTTTGTATTGCATTCTTTCTTTTGACTCTAACCCTACTTGGTGCTTGGATATGAGTTAAAGCATATCTCAAGGCATCACATATATGGTCTTCAAGAGTCGTATCTAAATCTTCTGGTCTCTTTTGGTCACATATCATATCTGGAATTGTCCTTGTTAAGTTTGGACAAGTTCCTTCAATTATATAAAAATTTGGGTCTAACTCTTTATTATGGTGCATTAATTGAGCCATATTTCTCCAGCCATTCACTCTATCATTGTTTGCCGGTTGTAAATTAGGCACTAGCACATTATTATGGTCGCCCATCAAAGCATTGGCTATACTCCTATCTGCCCACATTTGAGCATTTGGATTGTTCCAACTCATTGGATTGCGAGTCCACATACTAGGATCACCAAGACTCATTGTTATACTTTCTTGAGTCATATTAGCAATCTCTTGACCCCATTCCATTGGATGCTTTTCTTTTCCATATAATTCTCTATAACAAAAAACTTTATTCTCTGGAGTAACCTCTATCCAAATCGCACCAAACGGTGCCGAAAAACCCCAGTCTATACCTATATATCTATTGTTAGAATCATCGCCATATCCCATCGTTTTAGCCTTTTCTTCGCTAATACAGTGGACACGAGGGTCAAACTCTGCAAAATATTGTCCAGCAAATACATCCCAGTCACCATTTCTCCAAGCACTCCTTAAAGGCTCTGGTAAACTATCTAAAAAATTTACATAGTCTGGGTCAGCATTTTTAAGGGTTGGATTATCATCTATCGTAGCCGGAATAAAAATTCTTTTTCTTTTAGAAATTTTATCTTCAAAAGCCACATTAGGTTTTTTCTTTCCAATCCCAAACCTTTTTTTAATCCATTGATGCCCAGCACCTCCCGGATTACAAGTCAAAAAAATTTGTGGTTTAATCTTACCAGTTGATCTAACTGATGAAATTAATTTTAAATAGTCCTCTTCTCTAGGTATTTGACCTAATTCTTCTATCAATAAGCGATGGATCTCCCAACCTTGAAACTGTGTATATGCCTCTGCATCCTTCAAGTGACCCGTGTAAATCTTTGCACCACTTGGAAACCTAAAGACTGCTGGTTTACCGGATACTCTAGCAGTTGTATATAACTGACTGGCTCGGTCTATCCAGTTCCGTAGGTCGCTGTGGTTTCTTCTGATACATAATCCGATAAAGTCTGGCTCAACTATGCCCTTTAACAACCACACAATCCCAGCATCTGTCTTTCCTCCACCTCGACTGCCTCCGTATAAGCACTCATATACACTTGTATCTATACTTAATGCTAGTGTCTGCTGTCCTTTATGAGCCTCCCATATACTACTCACTAGCCGGAGTCTTTTCTGCTGGTAGTATTACAAATCCTTTCTCCTCTGTATCTATCTTCAACTCACTACTTTTTAATGCTGGTATCAATCTCTCTATAATTAACTTGGTGCAGTTCATAGCATCCTTGTGTTGTTTATCTGTTCCAAGAGTTCCAGCAATACGGAATATACTATTGAGGATTCCTTCTCCGTTTGGATTGTCTCTGAATTTCTGCACAATAGTTTCATTTGCTGGAGGTCTGCCTTGTCCGAAAGAGTTTCCAGAGGTGAACCTTCCTTTGTTGTCTCTGAAATCAGATACTCCGTTAGATGAGCCGTTTTTATCGGACTTTATAGTCTCCTCTGAACTCTCCTCTTCAATTACCGCATCATCTGGATTAACTCCATTTTTAACTATTTCACCCACTCTAATTTTTCTCTTTCTTTATATTGTCTGTATTAAACTTTAGGTACTCATCATAGTTATCATAATCATATACTGCATCTGGTTCATTTATAGTCGAAGTTCGGTCTTCATCTCGGTATTGAGGTATCGGCTGTGTATAATCTGTAACCGCATCGTCAATAGTTCTTTTATTGATTTTACCGCCTATGATGATTAAGATTGTTCCGGTGAATAGTCCAGATATAAAATATATTGTTTCTATCATAATGCAATAATATCACATTTCAAACTACTATGTTAGGTAATTATTTTTACCACTAAATTTAAGTGCTTTTTTGAGTGCATTTCTCGTCTATTCCGTAGATCTATTTTTTTAACCCTAAATTTGACTGCTTTTTTTAGCCTATTTTAAAAAACATTTGGATATAATTATTTACTTAAAGTATATTATTTCTAGTGAAACAAACTGAATTGGAGATTTAGATGACACAAAAACAACGAATTTTAGACACTCTTAAAGATGGTGGCTCATATACTATAAAAGCATTACAAGATAAACTTAATATATTAGAGCCTAACATTAGAAGAATATTAGGAGTAGGTGCTAAAAAAGGAACTTTCCAAAGAGTAGGAAAAGGAGTTTATACTCTTAAAACTTTAAATGATAAACAAGTTGCTTGGGTTGAATGTGGTAAGGCTGAAGAGGTGTTGCCTAGCCTAGTAAAAGATGGTAATAAATTTGATATGATTTTCCTTGACCCAGCATATTATACAAAAGCATTAATTGGTGGTAATCGTAAGTTAGTTAATTATAAGTTTATGTATCCTAGAGAATTTGGTATTGCTGTTCAATCAGTAGTTAATTTGGTTCGCAATGAAGACAGCCATATATATTTAATGTTGGCTGGTTGTAAGACTGGACAAGATGATATGAAAAAATACTCTGATATGATGTTAAAACACGGCTTAAAATTAGTTGAAGAAGGCTACTATCAGAAACTATTTAAAAACGGCAAAAAAGTAACAAATCCGCAAGGAAAAGTGGCTAACCCAGAAAGAGTATTATTATTTACTAAAAGCGGTAAAGCCAGAGCCGGAGAAAAAACCACTAAATTAGAATTTACTTATGAGAGACCATCCAGAAAAGGTTATAAGACTGAAAAAGCACCAGAATTATTAAGAGATTTAATTCTTAATTCTACCCATAAAAACGAGTCTGTTTTAGATTGTTTTGCTGGGTCTGGTGTTACCGGTGATGAGGCTCTTAAATTAAATAGAAAAATTGG